CAGATTGATGGTGAGCTCGGGCGAATCCTCCGATGCGGTTGTGGTGACATCGTGATCCCACTGGTCACCTTCGCGAAAGAGCAGCGCTGCCTTGGCGCGCTTGCGGTTGTCGGTTTCGGATTCGGCGCAGATTTGTAGGCGGTCGCGGGCTTCCTCCCAAATGGCTTCTGGAGTGATCGCGTCGAACTCGCGGTCTTCCTCGGTGCGGGCGGGGGCGCGATTTGTCTCGCTCATGGCGAAAGCGGCCTTCCTGCGATCGCCTGCCGGACCCTGCGTTTATTCCGTTCGTAGTTGCACAGGCAGCACGAAAGCACTATGTCGTCGTTGACTCGTCCGCCTTCGCTCCACGAATCGCGCAGATGCTCGAAGGTTGCGAGATCGTCCGCATTGAATCCAGCGTGCAGGCGCATTTTGCCGCTGCACCAATGACAGCATCCTTTCTGCTTTTCGAAGAGAAGACGCTTGCGCTCGGTGCGGTTGGGTTCGTCAGCCATCAGATCCACTCTGCCAGAGTGATCGCAATCAATGCAAGTTGAGTAGCAGTCAAGTCTCTGTCGCTGACAATCTTCCTGACCAACTCAGGCAATGGCGTCTCAAGAATTTGTCTGGTGATCCGCTCGCCTTCGGCTAACCGGCCCGCAACAATGAGAATATCCTCGCGGAGCTTTCGTGCATCGCGCTCGCTCATCTGGAGCTTCATCGCATCCGATTCGCTCATGGCGCAGTTTCTTCGTTCTGCTTGTAGTAATCCGTCAGCCAATTGATCAAATCTTGTACGCTGGTGAAGGCGAATTTGCCTCCGTCTTTTGAGTCAATCGAGAGCCATACGCCGTTATTCACGGGTAAAAGCGTGATCGGCGGCATCACATCTCGAAATTTCATGTCCTCATCCACGCGTTGGGGCCGCGATGTCGGATCGGCACAACCTGCGGAGGAGGCGGTTTATCCTTCTCCTCCTGCTGCTTGAGCAATTCATGGAACAGATCCGACATTCCCCATACCATTGCATCGGCTCGATTCGGCGAATGATCTCCCATAAAGCCAGTTGTCGTGAATCCGCATAGCTCTTCCTCAAGATTGCGAAAGTAGCCGACCATCCTGATATTGCCCTTTTCCATCAACAAAGAGATGGGCTCGGCGCGCGGGATCTTGCCGCGAGCAGCTGTCATCTTTCTAAATGGGGTGCGGGCCCGAGCTGCGTGAATCACGAACCCGACCATTGCACCGCCGAAATTGGTCTCAGCGACTATGCGGTCTGCGCCATGCCGCTCAAACGCATCAGTGGCGACTTTGCCCCACGTGGCGGGACCCGCTTTACATGTCAAATCTTCAAGCACATAGCCGACGCCATCCACACCTAGGCCACACACAACAATGCCGATCTCATCATTGTCAGCGTTGTCGTCATCATCAGCGCCGGATGGATCGACCGCAACGACCAGTCTGAGCATTTGTGGCAAATCCTGATCAATGACGCGCCAGCGCTCTATGATCTCGTCCGAGAACAGTGCATTGGGTGCGAAATCACGGAACTGACCCTCAAGAAAACGCTTGCGCAACCGCATTGGTAATGCTTCAAGCGTCTTTACATACTCTGTCGGCAGGTTTTCAAGGTTGTCAACTGGATTCAACTGCATGAATGCATAGTTGTCTGGATCATGCAGATATCCGTTTGAATCCGGATCTTGATGTGTTTTGAACAGCTTGTAAGACCAATGACCCTTGTCGGGCGGATTCTCGTCGTAATAGATCTTCGGACGTAGCGGCTCGCCGGTCGCATTGTCTTTCACCTTCTGCGCCAAGCGCGTGACCGCCATGTTGCGCGAAGAGTATGGAATCTGGCTGCACTCGTTCAGGAAAATCGAGGCGTATTCATTGCCAAGAATCTTCTCGACGCGCTCCTTGTCATCAAGGCCACCGAACCAGATTTCACTTCCGCCTGGTAGCGTGGCAAACCAATCACTGTGATTGATTTCCTTCGGCACATACGGAAATTGCGGGAAACATAGTTTGCGCACAGTCGGATAGGTTCCGTGGACGATCGATTGCTTGCAGTGCCCGAAACGAAACCGCAGGATCGCGTGACGGCTACCGGGAGCTTTTAGCGCGCGCTGGATGATTTTGCGCACAATCAAGAGCGTCTTTCCGGATCGGCTGCCACCGGCCAACATCACATGCTGCGCTGGCCCGTTCAAAATCTCTTGAGCTTCCTCCTGCTTGGCAGTGAGACAGAAATCAGCCATGCACGTCAGAGCCCTTTAACTCAAGCGCCACCGGACCATTGATGGTGTGCTCTGTCTTCTCACCATATTTCTGTGGGAACCATTTAGCTAACAGCTTGAGGCGAGTTTCGACCTGCAATCGGCGATGGCCGAGCATGTCTTCGAAAATCTCTTTTGAGCCGTCCTTGCCGCCGATCTCCCTGCGAACGCCTTCAACTGGAGTGTTGGCTATTTCAAGAGCCTCTTCGGCAATGGCATCGGCGCCTGTTAATCTCGCGCGCGCGAAGCGTGCAGCGAAGTCCTCGTGCTCTTCAAGCCAGTTGTAAACGGTTCTCCAAGTCAAGTCATTTTGACGGCAGAACTCTCGCAGCGTATTGCCTTCCGAAATCCATTCGATGATTGCGGTGGCAAACTCATCGGTGTAGCGGCTACGCGGCCCACTCGGCACGAGACCACTCCCCACATACGGTACATTCGCTCAACGAGCCCTCGGATCAAAGTGCTCGCGCGCGTACCAGCTCGAGACGAAGTTCTGGCACAGCGCCGGATTGGTGAACTTGAGCGCGCGCTCCGGATGATGCGGATCGAACTCCTCGCCGAGCAGCGTGATGACGTAGCATTCGCCGGCGTTGCGCACGTTTAGGAGCTGGCCCTTTGTCCAGGACGGCGGCACTGGCGGATGCGCGGCCATGTATTCGACGATTTCCTCGTGCGATGGCTCACCAGGGACCGGATTGGCGATGAAATCTTCCTTCGTTGGCAATCGGACTTCTCTCAGCGGCGGATCGGGCGCCATAGCCGCAAGCGCACGCGCAGTGCGCTCCGCGTTCGATGGTCGACCGCGCTTACGCCGCTGTTGGTTCACTGACCACTCCGGACACGTCAGCCTCGCGACAGATCAGGTGCACCTTTTCGCCCCAAATGAACGTCTGAAACGCGTAGCCGCCGTATTCGTAGCCGCCCAGCTCGACCACATCGCCCGGCTTCACTTCGGTCGGCTGAAACGCGCGGCTATCCCATGTCTTGCTGCGCCGGTGCTTGTCGGGATGGTCGTAGCGCTTCGGATAGTGGCCGGGACCGACCGCCTTGACGATGCCGCGCAATGGCTTGGTGCGCTCCCGGACGACCAGCAGCCCGCCATGATCGACCTCGAGCGGCTCGACCACGAGGTAGTCGCGCCTGCAGCGAATCGTCTCGTGCGCTGCAACATGGGAGAGCGAAGCCCAGGAGAGCTCGGCGGAGCGGGAGCTGGTGGAGTGGACGCTCATGAATCCAATCCGGAATGAGTCGCGGCTTCGTCTAGCAAAGCTCGCACGTTATCTTCGGCATTCACTCCGAAGATTTTGTCGAACTGGTAATCGGCGCATGCTTGCACGCATCCCATGAATTTTTCTTTGGTGATGCCGTCCGTAATATCGATGCGGCAATGATGTGAGTGTGTTGAGAAGCGAGCCTCATTCGTCTCATTGGTCGGAATTAACACGACAAAGACAGCCCAGCCCATCAGGTTTGGCCCGCAGGTTGATCAATGTTCGATGCTTTGTTGCGCCGGCCTGCGGCCATGCGCTCAGCCGATGCCATGCGCTGATCGAGCGTGCTGCCACTGGAAGCAGCCGCCAGCACTGCCTTCAGATGATCGCCACGGCCCCGCGGCATGCCAGCTTCGCTGCGCTTGTGCACGGCCACTTGTTCCGCACTGATCCAATTCTTGCATATGGCATGCAATTCGATGTAGACCGGATTGGTGCTCAGCCTCTCGTCGGCGCCCTGCTTAAGCGTCTCGCGCAGGAACAGGCACGTCGCCTCGCCCTTGTCGTAGGTTCGCAACCGCCAATCCAAATCGAGCGGGCAAATCGGGGCGCTGCAACGGATGTACTCTGGGCAGTCGGAAGGCTCCCGACAAAGGCGGCTGTCCGGTGTATCTGCGGTAGCTTCCATAATATCTCCGGTGGACAATGTGGTCGAGTGCTTATGATGCCACACGCCCGCCAGTTTCAAGCCTGTTCAATGCCGCTTCCGCCCATAACTC